AGCGGGCCTCAACGACGGCCTCGGCGGGGGCCGACGCCAGCGACCATAGCAGCACGAGGCCGACGACTAGCCGCAGCATGGGGCCCTCCCGGCCATGGACATCTGAAAGTCATTGCCCGACGGCGGCACGCGCGTGCGATTGCCCACCTGCGGCGTGTACTCCCCGCATCCCTGGGCGTTGCAATGGCGGAGGCGGTAGCAATACTCCTCGCCATCGTTGAGTCCGGCGTCGTAGTAGCTCGCCACGGCGGGACCGAGCACCGCGATCTGCTCCCACGGGTGGCGCCCCGAGCACTGCAGCATCCGCTCGAGGCGGATCTCGGTGGCGGGGTCGCCGTCGGTGGGGTTGGTCCAGTCGACACGGAGGTCATTGGCGAGGCAGGGGGCGGCGGTCACCAGGAGCACCGCGAGAGCTGTCACTGATGCGGCGGCCACCGGCAGTCCTCCCGCGCCGCGTGCCGTTCGATGATCCGGACCCGCTCGGCCAGTGATTCCACGCGTCGGTTGAGATCGACCGCCCACGCCCCGATGAGCAGAATGATCACCGTCACGGCCAGGGACAGGGCGGCCCGCAGGAGCAGGGAGGTATCGCCGGCCACTCAACGCCCGGGCCCCGCGACGGCACCGGCCATCATCGCAGCACCACCCCCACGGCCTCAGCGAACGCGCGCCCGCGCTCGTAGGCCTCCAGCCGCTTCTCGAACGGGATGCACTTGCCGAGCGTCGTCATCGCGCCGACGCAGGGTGCGCAGATGAATCGCATGCAGCCCTTACAGGTCCCCCCGTACTCGATGGCGGACGGGTCCTGCAGCGGCTTCACCGTGACCACCTTCTGGCAATGGTGGCAGGTGAACGTATCGCGCTCGATGATCCCGTCGGGGGAGAAGATCGTGGCCTGGCCTTGTGGGCGTCTCATCGCTTGCCTCCCTGGTTGCGCCAGACCCGCGAATACTCATTGCACCATTCGTTGGTCAGGACCTGGGGCCACGCGCTCGGCCCTGGAAGCGTCGGTGGGAAGCGGTGACACTCGCCGAGCTTTTGCATCAGGGCCGGGGCGTCGGCCTGCATGGGTTTGAAATAGGCGCAGCTCTCGCACGCGACGAGGTCCACCATCAGGCGCGCTCCCGCCATTCGTGCTTGCCTTCCAGATGATCCGCCGGGGCCACGCAGAGGTACCGCGGATCGGGCGACGTGGCGCCGCAGAGTTTTTCGGGCTCCCCGGGGGCCAAGACAAAGACCTGCGTGAAGGCCTCCCACTCCGCTGCTGAAAAGGTCTGGCTCGCCGTGACGTGCGCGCGGATGACGCCGTCCATATCCTTGGTCTGCTTTTCGCGCTCCATGACCACCCCACCGTCCGCGAGGTGGTAAAAGTGCCAGCCGTGCATCATGAAGTCCCGGCCGCGTGCCGAGCCCGGGTGGACGAACAGCGGGGCGTCCGGACGGGGTTGACGTGGCTCGGCGATGACCCTCTCAAGTTCGTCGACCACGGCCCCGTCCGAACGGAGATATAGCCGCCCCGCGTGCTCCATGATGCCTCCTTACTGCTCGTCGAAATGAATCGTGGCCGTGACCGCCACGGCCGTCGAGGTGAGGGTGCGGACCCCGAGCCCGTTGGCCGCCGTCGCCGGGATCACCAGCTCGCCGCCGGGCGCCGCGACCCAGCGATAGCTCGCGCGCTGGTTGAGCGGGATGGACAGCATGACGGCGCCGGAGGTGTAGGTCGGGTCTCCCGTATGGTTCTCGGCGGCGTCCGTTTCCGTCGCCGCGTCGGCCGGGTCCAGAGGGGAGGGGGTGACGCCGGTTGCCGTGCCGGCCGTCGTGCAGCGCTGGACGGTCCACAGGAACACGTTGTCCGCGGGGGCCGCCTCGGAGCCCATCGTGATGTCGTAGAGCTTGGAGCGACGAGGACGGGTGGCGTCCGCCGTGATGTTGCCGACGCTGAACGACGTGGACGCGGTGCGGTTCATCTCCACCGAATACTTCGCCATGGCTCGCCCTCTCTTCTCAGCGCGCTACTGGCCGCTCTGGGGTGAGGCGCGCGACAGGCCGCTCCGGGTGAGAGTCGAGCGCGATCGTCACGACCGCATCTCGACCGCAATGCTTGACGGTGATCACGGCGACACCGCCCTCCGACACGTAATCGAACAGCCGGCTATGGCACCCGCTGCAGCGGACCTGGATCGGCGTCGCGCCTGCGCGGATTTCAAATTGCGCCATTGGGCAGCCAGTATTCGGAGATCTCCAGGCGCCAGACGCGCGAGGCGTTCGCGCTCTGGATGTACCAAAGCGTCTGCCCTGTCACGTTGACCTGGAACGGGCCGCCGATGCCCGTGGACGAGGCGCCCGTGGCCTCGAGGCGCAGGCCGCTGTCGATCCCACTCTCGGGTCGCAGCTCGGCCGAGTCGCTCAAGACGTTGAGGTTGACCGTCCACCCGCCGCCGACCCGCGTGGCATTGGGTGGCCAGATCGCGCTGCCGTCTAGGGACTGCTCGGTGTTGACGGTGACAGCGGCCGCCACCGCCTCCACGTTGGTTCGGTTGGCGACGGAGCCGGCGATGGTGGTCCGCACGAGCTGGCTGGAAGCGTTGAAGTAGACCGCGCCGATGTAACACCAGTGCGTGAAGTTCGTCGGCAGGGTCGGGCCCGTCGGCGGCGCCACGGTGGAGGCGAGCGTCGCGAGGATGCCATTCGTCGGGTCCCACACCCAGTAGAAATGCACCCACGAGCTCGCGGAGAAGGCGCCGGCCTGATCGCGCCCGTTGGCGGCGGGCCCAGCCGTCGACACGTTGCACGTCAAGCTCCCAGGGTTGTGCCGCACGACGGTGGTGTTATCGCTCTTGCGGAGCATGACGGCCGCGGCCGTCACGTCGAGCTGCGTGTTCGGCGTCGCCGCGTTGTTCTTCGCCAGCAGTCCCCGCGAGCCCCACATATCCTCGTCCTCCGCGCCGATGTCGCCCTCGATGGTGTCCTCCAGGCCGCCGAGCGCGATCTGCCCGAGGCCGCCCTGGCCGCCCCGGTCCGTCTTGCGCTGCACGGCGAAGATGAGCGCGTCGGCGCCGTGGGCCTCGAGCACCGGATGGCCGGCGATGGCGATGTGGTCGCCCTGCTCCAAGGCCAGGGCGTTGTGCCAGGCCGTGGCCTCGATGGCGAAGCGCGGCCGGCGGCGCAGGCCGAACCAGTAGGCGCAGAGGTCGCGCGCCGTCGCGGCATCGTTGACGAACGTCAGATCCATCGGCGGCGTGGCGTTCGCCGCGGACGGGTCGCCCTGCGTGAGGCTGAAGCGGAACTCGCCGGCCTGGTCGTCGTAGCCATAGCGGGCCGTGAGGCCCCGCAGGCGCTCGGTCGGCGAGGTGAGCTTGATCGCGACCTCCTGGGCCACGCCGGTCCGGCCACTCTCCGGGTCGTACTCGAAGGTCAGATCCGCGGTCGGCCGGTAACTGCGAAAGCGGAAGCCGACGGAGCCGCTGGACAGGACCAGCCGCGCGCGGGCCTGCTCGCTCGCCAGCCGGCGAAACTCGCTGAACTGTTTGAACCCGAGGAGCATCGCCCACTTGTACGCGGCGCTGGCGTGGAGCGCCCGCGTGATGGCCCATGTCCCATCAATGTCCCCCGCCTCCACGCCATACAGGGACTGGAGGATGCAGTTGACGATATCGGTCGGGTTCTCGAGCAGCGCCGAGGCCGTCCCGCTGAACGTCCCGCTGCTGTCGTCCTGAATCCCCTGCACGTCGCACGTCACCTCACCGATCACCCGCCCGGCTGTCCCGCCGGTCCCCGTGTCGGTGCTCTCGTGCGTGACGGTGTACTCGTTGAAGACGCAGGTGATCACCCGCGCCGAGCCCAGCAGCGAGTTGAAGGCGAAGATCTCCGGCCCGTCGTCCTCATACTCGATGGTGTGCGAGCCGCTGGACTCGAAGCCGGTGGTGTTGCCGGCCTCGCCCGTCCCGGAGGCCAGCGGCACCGACGAGCCCGGCCCCTTCGAGACGAGATAGCGGGCCACGGCCCAGGTGTTCGTATTCGTGAACGCCGTCGTGGTCGACACCGTCCACGCCACCGTGCGGCGCGTCTTCTTGGCGACCTCGGCCGTCCCGGCGGCCGGGGTGATCGTCCGGTTGGCCGTCTGGTTGGTGGAGCCGTCGCCCGTGATCGACAGCGTCGCCGGGGTCAGCACCTCCTCGAGCCCCAGCGGGAGCGTGTGGAAGTCGACGAGGTCCGAGGGCGTGAACTTGATCGTCCCGAAGCTCTTGTTGGGCACCAGCGTGAGATCCGCCGCCGTCACCGTCGGGGACGTGCGGGCCGGGCGGCCGTTCACGCGGACATTCGTCATCGCCGTAATCGGCTGCGCGGTCCCGACGCCCTCGCCCACGACGAAGATGTAGGCGTCCGTCCGGGTGTGCATCACGTCGGCCCCGTCCGCGTGGTCAGCGGCGGTGCTGCTCTGGGCGCCCCGGGAGACGTTCAGGAGCTGCGTGGTCCCGGCCTTGCCGTTCCACGTCACGAACTCCTCGTCGATCAGCGCCGTCCCGCTCGTTGGGAAGTCGGCGGCGTCCTGCAGGGTGAGCGTCGTGACCGTGTCGGTATGGTCCCCGTTCAGCGCGCCCACCGCCCCATCCTGGATCGGCACCGCCGTGACGTTCTTGAGGGTCCCGAAGGGGCGGCGGATCTCCGTCTCGATGGCGTCGGCGGGACAGGCGGGGAACAGTGCCCGATTGATCTTCGTGATCGCCATCGCGTCTTCGATCTTGTTGGCCAGGTCGCTCATCTGCAGCGTGATCAGCGCGCTCCCGATGTCCGTCGGGGCCTCGAGGTAGAAGGACTGCAACCGGACGGCATCGGCCAGCGCGTGGCCCGACTCGACGCGGTCAATGTCGACCCGCGCCGCCTGGAAGTCATAGGTGCCGGTCTGATTCCGCGGCGTCTGGATGAGATCCGAGAACCGCGGCTTGCCGCCGATGGGCATCGTGTTGAAGAGGACCAGCCGCGCCGTCGCGGGGGTGCCCCCGCCATCGAAGTCGTTGATCTGCTCGACCAGATCCTCGGGGTTCTGAATCAGGCCGGCGTACTCCACGCCCCCGATCACGCGCGGGTAGTCGCTGAGACGGAAGACCGCGCCGCTGGTCGTGGTCATGGTGATCAGCAGGACCGGCGCGGCGTAGGGCCGCTCGGTGACCAGCGTGGCGGGGGCGGTCAGCGTTCTCATGCTAGTATCCGCCCATCGCTGGTGCCGGTTCGACTCCGGATCGCTGGCCGAGGCTGGGCAGCGTATAGAGGCGCGGTTCGACTCCGCGGATGAGTCACTGGCGTGACATCTGGCCCGGGCTGGCGTGGCCCGTTAGAGCGGCGGCGGAATCCGTCGCGGCACGCCACACTCACGCCGGGACCTCGACGAACTCGCCGATGTCCTCGAGCGCGTAGACCCACTCCCCCGAGGCCTTCGACACCGGCACTGGCACGAACTCGGCCACCCGCCAGGACATCCAGCGGATGACGCTCAACTCGTCCTGGAGCAGCACCGGCTTGGCGCCCTCGGAGGCATCGGTCGCCGCACTCGACAGGGCGGCCAAGTCGGTGGCGTCGATCCAGTTCCACTTCGGGACGAGCACGGTCACCGTCGGCCCGAGCTTCGTGCCCCAGGGATACCGCCCGACAGACTCATCAATGCGGACGTTGGGCCGACGGATGCGCGCGGCGCCCTCGAGGGTCGGGTTTTGCGTGATCGACCGCGGCACGCCCAGCATCAACTCGCCGATCTGCGGCGCGCTGGCCATCGCCGGGATGCGGATGCGCCAGTGGCGGAAGGTCTGGCTGACGGCGACGATGGCATCGGCCCCGGTGGCCGCCAGCGTCGCGCGCTCGGTGGTGGCCGGGCTGCTCGAGTCGGCGCGAATCGAGACCGTCACGCCGGTAATCGTGTGGTTCAGCAGCGCCAGATGCGTCACCGCCACGGCGCTGCCGAGGTCAATGTCAATGTCCGTCTGCGCCGCGCTGCCGCCGACGTACTGGAAGGACCGATCCCGGTCATACAACCGGGTGATCGGCTGGCCAGCCGCCGCGGCTGGCGACACGCTGACCGTCGCCGACTCGAGGAGGTTGCTGGCGAAGATCGTCCAGCCCACTAGAGCCCCAGGCGCGGCTTGAGCTTGCGGGCCAGCGCGTCCAGTTCGCCATCGTTCTGGTTCCGCAGAATGGACTCCCGCCGGTCGGCGTCGGCGCCTTCAACCTTGACGGTGATCTGCGCCGCCTGCAGGCGCTCGGTCGCATCGGCCAGGGCGTTCATGGCGGCGGCGACGAGATGGAGCATTAGAGACTCCCCGCGCCACGCGGCGGCGGCGGCAGCATGACGTACACCGTCGCGAGGCGTAGATAGATGGCTTGTTCGGCGCGGCTCATGGTGCCGACGCCCCGGGGCCACTCAACCATCAGTTGCTGGACGACAAACGCTCGCGCCTCGGCCGCGCTCTGGACCCCGACCCCTGACATGGGCCGCGAGAACAGGCGCCGCTGAATCTCCGCCTCGGTGGCGTTCTGCACCCCAACGCCCGACAGGGGCCTGGCAAACACCCGCCGTTGGACCTCCGCCTCCGTCGCGTTCTGGACGCCGACCCGCGCCTCGGCGGGATCCGTCCGACTCTGCGCCCGCAGCGCCATCTCCCCCCAGGTGACGGACGCCTGGAGCATGGCCTGCGTGGCCCGCCCGGTCGCGTAGCCGAGCGGTTGCAGCGCGGAGGCGATGAGGGAGAAGGACATCAGAAGTTCCCCGGGGCCGTGGCGGGGCCGGCGTTGGCCGTCACCGCTTGCGCGCCCGCGAGCGCCATCAGTTGAATCCGGGCCTGGGCCACCGCGTTGGCGAGGTCCAGCATCTGCCCCGTGATGATCACGACCGACTGCGAGGCGGCGCCGATCGCCACCGGGACGCGGTCGAAGGCTTGCGACATGCCCTCCACCTGGACCTGCGCGGCCCCCGACCCGATGCTGAGGTTCTGCACGCCCGTGACGATATCGTCCAAGTGCTGACGAAACCCGCCGCCGCCGATCTGCCGCTCGATGTCCACGAGCTGGTTAAAGATCGTGGGCACGTCCGCAAACTTGACTTTGAGGCGCGCGATGGTGGCGTCGATCTTCTCCTGGCCGGCCTGAATCTCGGTGAAGATGTCCCGCGCCGGGACGCCCTCCTGCGCCATGTTGCGGATCTCGACGGCCAACTTCGCCACGTCCTCAGTGAACGTCTTGATGTCGGCGCGCCCGCGGATCAGTCCGCTTTCACTGAGGCCCAGCGCGGCCGCCGCCTCGGTGCCCTTCACGCCTTCCTCGGCCCGCTGCTCTTTCAACTTGGCCTGCCGCTCCAATTCCGCCTGCGCCCGCTTCTCTTCCTCCTGCCGGATCTGCTGCGTCGTGATCAATTGGCTCTTCAGCTCGGCCGCCTGCCGCTCGGCGACCGGGAGCGTCTGGATGCGGGCGCGCCGCTCCTGCTCGGCCAGCCGCGCCAGCGTGCGGTAGTCGTCGTTGAGCGTCGCCAGTTCCTTGTCGAGACTGTTGACGACGGCGCGGTTGTCGGCCTGCGCCTTCGAGAACTTCTTTTGCTCCTCGGCGGCCGCCTTGATCCCTTCCTCGTAGCTTTTCGTATTCCCGACAGCCAGCTTCATGCTCTCAAAGAACCCGTGACCCTCGCGCCGCAGGTCCGCGAAGTTGGCGATGATGTTGCCGAGAGAGAACGCGCCGAGCGCCGCGCCCACGGCGCCCAAGGCGCCGCCGAGAAGTTTCATGCTGCCGCCGGCCTGGGTGGCGACCCGCAGCAGCGACGACAGCGTCTCCGTACTGGCCTGCAGGCCGGGGACGATCGTCTGCACGGCGATGGCGCCGAACCGGCGGAACTGATCCCCGGTGATGACGGCCGCCTGCCCCGTCCGGACCATCGTCGTGCGCGCCCGGTCCATCTCCGCGCGGAACTGCGCCGACTCCGACCGGAGGCTGACGATGAGGGCGCCGATTTCGGTGGTGGCCATCAGATGCCCTTGGGTTGCCGGCGCGCGTAGGCCACGACGCCGCGCCAGATCTCGTTCTTGTACGCCTTGAGGGCCGGCTCCGCGTTCTCACCCAGGGCGCGCGTGAGGGGGCTGAAGGCGCGGGAGCCCCGGTGCAACGCGGAGGCGCGCAGGGGGAAGCCGGGAATCTTCAGGGCCCGCTTGAAGGTGACGCGGCCCTCGCGGATCGCCCGGCGCAGCTCGAGGGAGGCGGCCCGTTCGCCGATCGCGCGCAGGGCCCGGCCCGCCCGCCGGGCGAGGCGTTGACCCGGGCGGCCGGCGACGATGGGATGCTCGCCGGTCCCGTACTCGAGCCACCGGAGGACGTGGGCGCGCCCGGTGCGGCCGGTCCGTGTGCCCCCGATGGCCGCGATGCCTTGCTGGCGCGCCGGCTCGACCTGCACCTCCATCCGGAGATCCGCGGCCGTGCGCCCGCTGCGGCTGTTGATGTTCGCCTGCGCGGCGGCGAGGATCACGCGCCCGCCCTCGCGCAGCGCCGCCTCGGAGATCGCGTCCTCGACCTCATCCGGCAGACGCGCCAGCGCGCGGTCCAGCGCGGCGAACCCGCGGACCTTGAAGGACACCTCGAAGGGGCCCGCCACGCTACGTCACCATGCCGGCGCGCTGGCGCAGCTTGTAGGCGATATCCGGATCCGCCAAGTCGATCCATCCACCCTTCGCTGGTGGCGACGAGAGCCGCGACGCCATGTGCGGCATCCGCTCGGCCTCAATTGCATCGAAGGCCATCTGGTAGCCGATCTCCTCCGGGTCCATCGTCGCGAGCATCTGTTTCCATCCCATCCCGAGGTGCCTCGACAGGGCGAGGGTGTACTGCACCAGGGGACGGGCTAGGATTTTCCCTTCGTGGGCTCGGCCTCCGGGATCTTGATCAAGTCCGCGGCGGCCCGAGCCAGCGCGATCATCACGTCATGCGGCAGCGCGCGGCAGTCTTCATCCGTCAACAGCGGTTTGCCCTCCCCGTCCACGACCGTCATGCTGACCAATCGGACGAGGTTGTCCATCGAGGCATCGCCGAGGGTCCGCAGATACTCCTGGTAGTCGAGCCACGCCGCCATCGAGGGCGCCTGGAGGAGGACCGGCGCGTCCATCCCGTTGAGTTCCACGGTCGCCGTGCGCCGGCCCACCATGAGCAGATCGGAGCGCGTCGCGATCATGCGTCACCGATGAGCGTGGGGTTGCCCTGCTGCTTGAACGTGATCACGTTGCGCAGGGAGCCGTCCACCTCGAAGTTCTGCGTCACGAAGGTGGCAATCGCGAGGCTGTACTGGAACCCGAACGTGTTGGTCGGGTCCATCAGCCGATAGTTTTTGTACGTCGCCGAGGGCGCCAAGGCCCGCAGCGCGTTGTGGATCGTGTTGTCCGGGGTGTAAATCGTCTCGGCCTGGAAGTCGGCCGGCTGGGCCAGGCCCGGCTTGTTCTCGCGCGTCGTCGAGAGCAAGTGCGTCACGTCGATATCCGGCGAGGTCTGCGCCCCCGGGTTGGCGCGCGTGACGTTCGGGATCTGCGTGAAGGCTTCCGTCGGCGTCGCGCCGTCGCCTTGCTGGAACGTCCAGCCGTTCGCGATGTTGGACATAGCTCCTCCCTAAGCCGGTGGCCACGCGGCGATGCCGTGCGTGCCCGTGCGCAGGTCGTCGATTTCCTCGATGATCCGCTGGCGAATGAACAGGACCAGTTCCGTCCGCCGTTCGCTCTCGATCACGTCTTGCACGTCGTAATAGGCGCCGCGGTAGAGCGCCCGCATGGCCGGCTCGGTCTCCCCGCGCGTTGTGGGAAACATGGGATCGTAGCGGATGCGCAGGCGCACGCGGCCGTCGCCCTGCGGCTCGGCCGCCGCCCACACCTCATCCAGCGTCACCCAGGTCCGCGTCACCTCGGGATCGGTGCCGATGACCTGATGCTCGATCGTGACGCGCTCGCGCATGGTGGAGGCCAGCGGCATCAGCGCACCAGCCGCTCATTGGCGAGGAGCGTTTGCAGGAGGCTACTCGGCACCGGCAGGCTGGTGTCGCGGTTGGTGTAGAAGTGCGCGGCGAGCAGGACGATCGCGTTGCGCACATTGGGGCTGATCAGCTCCGGCTGCGGCCAGCCCGCCACGAAGCGGACGGTCACCGTGTTGACTTGGTAGCCGGACCAGGGATAGCCCGCCATGGGCCAGACGTGGCCCGGCATCATCACGAGCAGGGCCGGGTCCTCGTCGAGCACCACGCGATAGTCCACGCCCTGCACCAGCTCCTGCTCGACACCCTCGCCGTCGACATACCGCAGATAGGTCACGCTCTGCACCGGCCGCAGCGGCAGCCGGATCGCCGCCTCGCGCGGCGTGCCGCCGCACGGGAAGCCGTCCAGCCGATAGTCCCAGGTGCTCGTCAGGCACGCGATGCCGGACCACCCGGCCCGTTCGGTCAGATACGCCTCGGCCCGCTGCACCACCGTCTTGAGATACGGGTCCTCCGCGGTGGTATCGATGCGCAGCTGCTCGCGCATCTCGGCCACCCCGACGGGGTCGACGGCGGCGGGCGTGATGAGGGCCAGCCCCACGACTTACCCGCGGGTTCTCGGGCGCGGCTGCGTGGCCCGCTCGGGTGCCTCGGCCAGGGCCGCCGCCTCCGGTGCCGCGCCGCCGTCGGCGTCCTCCGCGCATCCGGCCTCGATCAAGGCCTTGGCTTGGTGCTCGTCGCACTCCACGACCTCGCCCGCCTGTTTCGTCCCTTGCGAGAACGACACCGCGGTCAGTAGTCGGATCTTCGTCGGCATCGCCGCCTCCCTCTCGAAGAGCGCCGCCGGAATGCGCAGGGGCGCGGCCCAGTAGGCGCGCCCCCGCACATAGCGGGGCATCAGGTCGTGTACGCGATGTACTTCACGGGGTTGGTGCCGGCGTTCAGCAGATCGCCGTCCGCCCGCGCGAAGGCGAGGAACGCGGACTGATGGAAGTCGGCGTATCGCTCGTCCAGCCGGAGCAGCGTGACGCCGATGACTTCGCGGATCAGGTACTTCTGCAGGGCGCCGAACAGCGCCGCCCGCGAGCCGTTCGTGGTCGTCGTGACCATGTCGTTGTTGACGAACACGGGGTATCCCAGGAACGTGCCCGGCACCCCGCCCACCCCGCCGCCCGGCTGATTGTTGAGGCCGGACTCCATCCAGGGCATCCAGAGCGGCCGGCCCGCGCCGGAGGCGCCGTCGGTGAGCTGCTTGATCTTCGCGACCTGCGCATCGGACATCATCCACGCCGCGCCCTGCCGGCGATAGGCGATGTCCACCGAGTGCTCGAAGGACACCCACTGCTGATAGGTGAAGTTCGCGGCCGTGACGGAGCCGGTCGGCGCGAGGCCCGACGTGGCCCGCGTCGCGAGGCCCCATGGGACCGTGGTCCCGGCGCCCGTTGTGAAGTGGGTGTTTTGAATCCGTCCGATCCGTTCGCCGAGCATCTCGCCCAGCACGACGGGCAGGTTGATGGCGTTGTCCTGCAGCAGCTCGACCGGGACCAGGACCTGCTTGGACGAATACTTGAAGGCGTTGAGCACGAGCTGGCCGAAGGTCACGTCCTGGTTGCTGACCTGGGTGTTGATGTCCAGAATGGCGCCGACGTTGCCGGTATCGTTGGCCGTCGGATACGGCAGGGGCGCGCCCGTGTCCGTCCGGACGATGGTGGCCGCCTGCCGCATGCCGCCATACCAGAGCAGGGCGCGCTCGAAGGCGCCCATCATCTCGTCGGGGATCGTGTAGCCGCCGCCCGTCGTCGTGATGGTCTGCGCGCGGTACTCCGGGCTATACGTCTCGGCGATCGTGCGGGGCGGCCGAGCGCGCAGATTGAAGCTGAAGATCCGGTTATTGAGGTTGATCCCGCACCGATCGGCCGCCAGCCGATGCTCCTCGGTCAGGGGCTTGTCCGTGCCGGCCAGAAACCACGCGCGCAGGCTCATCTCGAGGTCCTTCTGACCCCGCTGCAGCTCCTGCATCCCGACCCGGGAGGTCCGCGGCGTGAGGCTGACCGGCGCGGCTTCGGTCTTCCGCTCCTGGACTTCGGCCAGCGCGGCGTCGATCTGGTCCTGCCGCTGGCGCATCGTGATGTTCTTGGTCAGCGCCTCGATGGCGGCGTCGCGGTTCTGCCATTCGAGTTCTTCCTCAGCGGTCAGGACATCGCGGCCGTCGTCCTTGGAGCGCTTGAGGAGGGTGACGTTTTCTTCGTGGAGGCGGCGGCGTTTCTCGATGAGCTCGGTGATCATCGCGCGCACCTGTTGCCCGCTCGACGCAAAGGTCGAGCGCTGCGTCAGTGGCGCGGCACCCGCTCAAGAGGGGCGCATCGCGACGGCTGCACCCAGCGGGTCGGCGCTGCCGGCCCGCCAGTGCTTAGGGCGGGACTGTACTACTCCGGGCGAGGGATGTCCAGAGCGCGCTCAATCGTGAAGTAGAGCGTGTCACAGGAGAAGACAAGGTGATGGCGGGTCATATCCAGGCCGGTCAGGCGCCCGACGGCCTCGGGGATGGTTTCCCCGCACCGCTGCGCCATGAAGAGATCGGCGGCCGCGATTACGTTCTCCGGGTCCATGCCAACGCCCGCGCGGTCTGGCGCTCCAGACGTTCGCCCACACTGACAGGATGGCTGGACGCCGGGCGCCGCGCGGCGAGGGACCGCAAGGCTACCTCGGTCGACGGATACGCCGGCCAGGTCACCACACTCACCTCCCGCACGAGCATGTCGGTCACCGTCCGCACGGGCGGGTCGGCCTTGAAGTCCCACTCGTCGCCGAGCGTCATGAAGGCGAAGGACATGCCCGTGACGTCCCGCCGGCCGATGGAGGCCAGGATGTCATGCGCCACCGTCGTATCAGGTGGGTCGATCTCCACGCGCATGCCGCGCGTCTCCTTCTCGACGCGCAGCGTCCCGGCTGACATGCGGCCGAGGATCTTCGCCGGGTCGTGATCCACCAGGGCGCGCAGGTCGACGCCATCGGCGAGCGTCCGGTCGACCGCCGAGGGGCTGATGATCTCGCGGAACCCCCCCAGGTTGAGGCTGGGCGAACCGAAGACGATGGCATAGCCGCGAATGACGCGGCTGACCCCGCGCGCCTCGACGCGCAGGTCGGCGATCTCACAGGAACGGGTTTCAACCTCCGGCGCCATGGGTCACCTCCACGAGCGTCGCCGTCAGTCGCAAGTGGCGATCCGCCCAGCGCAATTCGAGCCCTGCCAGCCCGCCATCGGCCAGGGACGCCAAGGCGTCGGCCTGCGCGTCCGAGGCCCATTGCTCCAGGCACGGCCCCAGCCGACCGCGGATCGGCTCGGGCAGGTCCCGCAGGGAGCGCGTCGTGTCCTCGACGAGCCGCGCGTAGAACGCCGCCAGCCGTTCCGAGGCCCGCTCCGGGTCGGTGGCGAGCTTGCGGACCTGCGCCAACTCGCGCCGGACGACCCGGCCGGCGATCATGCCGAGCGTGGCCTGGCGCCACGCGCGCAGATCATCATCACGGGCCAGCCCGGCGGCGATCGTGGCGGCCGCGGCCGCGATGGCCTCCGCGGTGCCGTCGGCGCGCTCGGCGACCTCCGCGCGCATCTGGTCGAGGATGACGGCCACGGGTTCCACGATGGCCGCGGGCTCCAGCGGCGCCGGGAGGGCGGGCATCGGCGGCCGGTGGGCGGCGATCTCCTGCCGCAGGACCTCGACGATCCGCGCGACGCGGACACTGGCCGCCTCCTCTTCGGGCTCGTCCTCCTCGGCGGGGGCCTCCGGCGCCACCGGCGGGGCCGGCGGACGGACCTGGGCATCGATGACATCGTCGACGCGGTCGGCCGGGATCATGTTGGCCGGGACGAGATAGACCTGGCCGGCGCCGTTGGGCAGCGGGTTCAGGTTCTCGCGCTCGCGGACATCATCGGCGGACATCCAGCCCCAATTCCGCGCCACGGCGTAGGCGTTGAAGCGCGTGGTGGTGTCGCCGCGGAGCAGCCCGTCGACCAGATGCTCGACGTACTGCAGGCCCGACTCCAGCGGGCGGATGAGTTTCCGGTTGCACTCTTGCTCGATGCGGACCAGCCACAGCCGCAGATCGATGACAAAGTCGATCCCCTGGTGTTCGATGTTCGAGTAGGTGGCGCGCTCGAGGTCGCGGAGTTTGTGGGGCGGCAGGTTGAACCACCTCGCGATCTCGGTGATCTGGAACTTTCTCGTTTCTAAAAACTGCGCGTCGTCGGGCGGGATGGTCGCCTTCTCCCAGCGCATCCCCTCCTCAAGGACCAGCGTCGAGAAGCGCTTGGCGCCGCCGATCTGCTCGCGGATGGACCGCTCGATGTTTTCGCTGGCCGTCTTGCTGAGCTGGCCCGGGTGCATGGCCACGCCGCCGGCCACGGCGCCGTTGCCGAAGAACTGCGCGCCGAAGTTCTCGGCCGCTTTGCTCAGGCCCAGCGACTCGCGCGCCTTGCTGATGACGGAGTAGCCGCGCAGCCCGTCCCAGCCGAGGCCGGGGATGTGCAGGATGTCCCGGGCAGGGACGATGACATCCGCGCCACGCACCCCCGTCACGCGATACACCACCTCATCGCGCTGATTGCGCTCCGGCGTCACCCGGTCCGGCGTGATGGGCCAGAGCGCCGCCGGACGATCCGAGGCGTCCCGTTGAATCTCCGCGTAGGCATTCCCCCAGAGCAGGACGTGCGACTGCAGCAGCTCGCGAAACACCATCGAGGTCATCTCGGGGTTGGGGGCATCGTGGAGGATCTTGTAGAGCGGATGGCTGAGGAAGCGCTCCCGTCCGCCGTTTTGCAGCCGCTTGTACAGGATCAGCGGCAACGAGGCGACGGTCCCCGAGATGACGGTCACGGCCGCCCACACCGCGGAGAGATTCAACGCGGTTTCGGAATTGATCGGCACGCCCGCCGCGGTATTCGGCCCGGCGAACAGCGACGCCAGCGCCTTGTCGCCCGAGGAGTACGGGCCCAGCCAGTAGGAGCGCAGCGCGCTAGCGAGGACGCCCATGCTCCCTCCTCCAGGTGGCCTCGGCCTCGGCGGCCTCCGCGCGGATCTCGCGCGCGATCACCGTCCCGCCAGAATGACGCTCGGCAATGCGTGCGCAGACCTCGCTGGCGTCGAGCACATTGCGCCGGATGAGGGCGATCTGCATCGACACCGCCCAGCGCAGGCGCTCCTGCTCCGTCCAGTCGCGACGCTTAGCCCGAGCGCCCATGCCGGCTCACCTCGTAGATGAAGAATCCCAGCACGATGAGGATGACGCCCGTGACGATGAACGCCGCTGGCCGGGAGAGCTGATAGACGCCGAACACGACGGCCGCGGCGCCGAGCAGGATCAGGGCGTCGTCCAGGTGTTTCATGGCGCCGGACGATTCAGCCGGGCGATCTCGGGATGCGCCACGTCGTAATGCTTGATGAGTTTTTGCCGGTGTTTCTCCGTGACCTGGGCGATCTCGGACGAGGACATCCCGGTGCAGTCCGTCATGGTCTCCCACGCGCAGCGCCGACACTGGGCACGGGCGGTCCAAATTTCGTCGGGATCGTCATACGTCATGGCGGCCCCGACTCGCAGTGGTCGTACAGCCAGACGAGCAGGTAGCGCCCACAGGTACAGATCGGCTCGCCGCGCGCGGTGACACAGTGCTCGATCGGTTGGGCGTTCTCCAACGCCATCGGCTCCCAGATATTGAACCCGCGCGGCAGGTTCGCGTGCGCGAACTCCCGTAGCCCGGGCTGCAGTTGCAGCTCGTTCACGGCGCCGCCTGGCCCCGCGCGCGGATCGCGATGGCGATGGCGTAAAAGCCGTCATTGAGCCAATAGCGGCCAGTGTCAACGCCGCCGGCCGACAGGCGCAGACCGTTGACGGCGATCTCCGCGCAGGCCCCCCGCTCCTCCTTGATGGCGTCGTCAATGTGGCCGGCGATGATCTCCCTGATCAGGCCGCCCACGCGGACGGTCCACTCATCGACGCTCTCGCCTTCCTTGAAGAGCATCTGCTCGACGGCCTCGCCGGCCCGCTTCCACGCGGCGGGGCTATACCCCTCGCCGTCGCCTGCCCCGAGGTCCGTCGCGGTGAGCGTCAGGATGGCCATGGCGTCCCTCCCTTACGGTGTCGTTTTCGTCTGTTCGCGCACGGGGCCAATCGCCCAATCGACCGTGCCCGAGCGCGGGCTCGGCGGATTCGCCTCGTACTGTTCGCTCCGCGCCTCATTCAGCGCGGCGTGGAGCTTGTCCACCGTGCGGTACAGCCCGAGGATGCGCCCGGCCGCCATCAGTTCTTCGAGGTCCCGGAGGTACTCCGCGTAGACGGGGTCAGGCATGGGGCCCCATCACCATCTTGACAAACCCGAGCGGTCGGGATATATTCTCAGCATGGAGGGCAGGCCAATGACGATTAAGAAGACCGGTGGATGGTTCGCGGTGGTGGATGTGAACGGGATCGGCCGAGTGCCGGTGATGCCACGATCGAAGAAGACGACCCGATTCGCCACCCGAGAGGATGCGGTGCGGGCGGCAGAGAAGTTCGGCCGCAACCTCGACGTGAACGCCCGAGGCTACATCTGGGAGGCTGGCACCGACAAGGCGAACGCCTACACGATCGCCCTGTGATGGCCCAGAAAAACCCCCACGCTGTCGCCCTTGGCAAGTTGGGCCGGGCCGTGAACTCGCCGGCCCAGCAAGCCGCCGCCCGCAAGAACGGGAAGAAAGGCGGGCGGCCGTCCGCCCCGGACCGCTGCCCATGGTGGCGAGGGGCCAAGCGCTGCGCCCTGACAGATGGCCATCCCGGCCCGCACGTCCACCGCTTTCGCTCATAGCGCCACCACGCCTCTGGTCTCATAGATCGACGGCGCCGGGTTGGCCAGCAGCGCGCGGCCCAGCGCGTTCAAAAGCGCGGTGTACCCGTCGATCTTCAGCGCCCGCGACTCTTTCCGCGGAAACAGATTCTCCTTCACGTCCTCGTGACTGACGACGTTGGACACGCACCACGTCATCACCGGGTTGTCGTCGTGCTCCAGCGTGCCCGCCTTGAGCAGATCGCGCAGGCCGTACATCGCCGGACTGTGGTGCTTCACGTTCTGCGGAATCTCCACGACGGGGATCCCCAGCGTGGCCAGGTCCGTCTGGATGTGCGTCGCGTTGTACGGATCGAAGTCGATTTCCTTGCACCCGACCGCGCGCACCAGCGCCTTGATGTCCTCCGCGATCACCGCGAAGTCGATCAGGTCGCCCTCGGTCAGCGTGAGATAGCCGCCCGCCGCCCAGCCCGCGTAGTGCGCCGTCGCCGCATGCTGCGCCTCGTGGACACTGTTGGCCGGCAGGTAGAACCGGGTCCACAGGCGGACGCGCCCGTCCTTGCGGAACACCGCGACGACGGCGGCCAGGTCGCTCTTGCTCGCGAGGTCCACGCCAATCCAGCAGGGCCAGTCGCGGCACTCCTCGAGCGTGAAGGCCCGCGCCGCCCGCGCCCACGCGAGCATGTCCACCTCGGCCGCCCCCGCGTTGACCCAGACGTCCAGCCGCTTGGTCTGAAACGCCGTCCGCGCGCTCGGAATCTCGATGGCCCGCGCGCACTCGACGGCGAGCTCCGCGGCTTGCACCGTCACCCCGAGGTTCGGATTCGCCTTCGCCCAGACGGCCGGATCGCGCCAGTCGTCGCCGTCGTCGAGCGTGTAAATGATCCCGAACATATCGTCGGCCGCAATGGTCCGGTCGAGGACCTTGGTCACATACGTGCGGTTGTCGTAGCAGACGCCCGCCCGGTTGTGGCCCGCCGTCGTGATGGCGAAGATCAGCGGCTGGCGCCGCGCCCCCGTCGCCGTCACGAGCACGTCCCACAGCATCCGCGTCTTATGCGCGTGCAGCTCGTCAATGATCGCGCCGTGGATGTTCAGGCCATCGAGGGCGTCGGCATCGGCGCCCAGCGGCTCGAACTTCGACGCCGTCGCGGCCTCGTGGAGATTCAGCGACAGGACCGTGACCCGCTCGCTCAGGCGCCGGCTGCGCTGCGCCATGCGCCGGGCTTCGAGCCAGACGATCTTCGCCTGCTCGCGCTTCGTCGCCGCCGCGTACACCTCGGCCCCCGGCTCGCGATCGTCGAAGGCCAGCGCCAACCCCAGCCCCGCCGCCATCGTGCTCTTGCCGTTCTTGCGCGCGACCTCGACGTGGGCGACGCGGAAGCGTCGCGTGCCGTCCGCCCGCCGCCAGCCGTAGAGACTGCCCACGATGAAGAGCTGCCACGGCTCGAGGTCGATCACCTGCCCGGCCCATTGCCCTTTGGTGTGCGTCAGGCCGGCGAAGAAGAGGCGCGCGTCCTCGACGAGCTCCGGATTCCACCAGAGCCCGCGCGCGTGGCCGTCGCGCAGATCATCGAGGTGGCGTTGACAGGAGAGACGGACCCACTGGCACGCGACCCGCCGGCCCTCGACGACGTCCCGGGCGTAACGGGTCGCGGCGTCGTCAGGCGGCGGGCTGCTGCTCCCCGCGGGCCGCGCGTCGGGCGGCGAGAATGTCGTGGGCATCCGTCCGGGTCGTCTCTCCTGCGGGCCGCGCCGTCGGCGTCGCCAACCGCATCCGCTCGCCCGGCGTCACGCCGAACTTCGCGAAGGTCCCCAGCGCAAGCTCATACGCCTGCTGCGCCATCTGAAACTCCGGCCGCCGCACTTCGCCATGCTTCTTGCCCGGCATCGTCAACGGCTCGTACTGCAGCACCGTGGCGGTACGCCGGAAGATCGACCACCAGAAACACGCGCCCGCGAGCGCGGCCACGTCCAGCTTCGTCAGCAGCCGCAAGCGATGGAGTTCCGGCGCGAGCTCGTCCCAGATCATCCGCGCCTCGCCCTGCACCCACTCGGGCGCGATGGAATCCGCCGGCTGCTCCGGTTTCGGCTCGTCCGGAATCGGCCGCTTCGCCGGATTGCCCTCCAGGCGACGCTGCGCACTCGGCTTGGGCGTGGGCCCACGGCTCATCGGGCGTCAGTCTTACCACAGCCGGCCAGTTCATGCCCAAAATCTGGACCCGCCCCGCCCGCGGGCGCGAAACGGAACCTTTCAAAGGGTCTACAAAACCACGATGCCATGGTTGAAGCCCCCCTCCCCCCTTCGATCGCGAATGTTCACGAGGACTGCACGTCCGTCGTGTCGAGGTCGAGTGAGGGCTGCGCCTCATACGCCTCGGTGGTGAGGTGGAAGCCGGGGCAGGCGATGAGACGGCAGTGTCCTTCCTTGGCCCAGATACCACGAGCGCGCAGGTGTTCTCGGCTCTGGCCTGTGGCCTTCTCGACGCCGGTCAGGTACTCGTCCAGGGTCATGGGGCGACGCCTCCTGCGGTGCTTCTTCGTGCGCTTCTGCGTACGTTTCTTCACGGGGTGGGCGCGCTGCCCTGCTCCCGGGGTGTGCCGGCGGTGACTTCCACGATCATGGCTTGGCCGGCGGTGACGACGACATCGAGCAGGCCGATGATGGGGAGGACACCGGAGCCGAGGTCCGCATCGGCGGTGAACTGGACTTGCGAGGCCTCGTCGGTGGGGCCGACGGCCTTGAGCACGACCTTCAACGGGTCCGGGGTGTCGACGACCTCGACGATCTGCGGTTCGGTGGACACCCATTGCGGATTCTGGACTTGGGCGGGGTTGCCCCGGGCATCGGTGATCTTGGCTTCGACGTCGGCTTCCTGGGTGGCGGTCAGGGTCAGGATGGCCATGTCACGGTCTCCGATCGGGTGAAGGGTGAGACTGCTCACGCACGGGGCCAATATGCCAGTCGACCGTGGCGGTCGGAGCGGGCGGCGATTTGGGGGTGGCCTCGTACTGTTCGCTGCGCGCTTCGTTGAGCGCGCGGTGCAGTTTGTCCGAGGTCCGGTAGAGCCCCAGGGCGTGGGCGGCCAGCATGAGGTCTTCGATCTGGCCGATGATTTCCTCGTAGACGGGATCAGGCATCGCGTTCCTTGGCGCTCTTGGCGTTGTGGCAGAAATGACACAACCCTTGGCCGTTGTCGAGACTCCAATCGCCGTCGTACCAGTTGGGCTGCGGCAGGGGGCGGATGTGGTCGGCGACGGTGGCGGGGCGTTTCAGTCCCACGGTCAGGCAGGTGACACAGAGGGGGTGTCGCGCTA